GCCAATGGGAGAAGCTAAATAAGATTGTTGATTGGGTTACTTTAAATACTATAAAAAGTTATTTATTACATCCTAATGGGACAGTTTTTTTTAAAGATCTGGGTAATAATTCGGGATCTGGAAATACCACAAATGATAATATTCTGGGACATGTTTTGATTTTATCTTTTATTTTATATAAGATATTTCATGACATCGACCTGGTGTTATCTGTTGTTGCCTTCTTGTTTGGTGATGACAATGTTTGTTCTATTCCTGATACTGATGTTGACTTAGAAAAAGCATTTCGTGATGGTTTTAAACAGTTTGGTTTGGAACTTGATCCATTTGTCGTTACTACAAAACTTGAGGATTGCGAGTTCCTCGGGTTTACATTTGCATGTCATGAGGGCATGTGGATTCCAGTTTATAAATGGGATCGTATTGTGGCGGCGTATTGTTTTTGTATTGAAGGACACACTGATGTGGCTTCATTATCTAAAATGTGGTCCTTAACTATTATGTCTGCTGGTTGCGGATATGATAAGTTTGAGGAGTTACGCTATGCAACGGAACAGGTGCTTTTGTCATTCATTGACAGCACTAATCCCACTATCAAATCTATGGTTGATGGGGGTGTTCCAGACTTTGGTTCTGTGATGTCTTTTTTTAAAGGCTTCGAGAATTGTGGGTCCTATCCTTATGAGCTTGTAGATAAGTTTCTGGAGGATGGTAGGTTTTAAATTTTTCTGCAATGAATAATAAAGATAAGACCCGCAATGGTAAGCCAGGACCAAAACCTGGTAAAAAGAAGGGTGTGAATGCCCGGCCTGGAGTTAATACTCAGGCGAAGAAAATTGCCATTAAGGCACCAACAGCTCAGATGGCTGTTGTACAGATAAGACAGCGTGAGCAGGTTAAGGCTCAGGCGAAGAAGAGAAATCTTCCTCGTGACTCTATTAACTTCTTCACGTCCGCAATTGATCCGATGCATGATACTCGGATAACTTTTTGTGGGTGGCCTGACAAAAACATCGAGCAATCAGTGATTCGTCAGATACCACAGTCGTTTGAGTTGGCTATGCCTGTGGCCAACCCCAATTTTGCTGCTGCAACTGTGTGGGATTGCCACATAAATTTGCAGCCATGGATGAACCAGGTGTTGTTTCACGAGAGAGAACGTGTTAACAACAACATCTTTGTCACGAGTGGAAACACTTGCGACATTGGTGGTTTGCAGGCGTATGCTACCTTACCTGGAGGAGACTTCACGTATGGTGCTGAAAATACGCTTGCGACTGGAACAGTCCCGTTGATCGGATCCTTGGGTATTAAGGAGTCCGTTAGTGTTGGAGTAGGGAGATTGTGTGGAATTGGTGTTGAAGTCATCAACTCTACTGCTCCCCTGTATCAATCTGGGCTAGTTTATTGCTGGCGGGCTCCTGAGCCTGTTAGTGATCCACAAACCTGGTATCAGAGTGCCTCCTCAGGCACAACTCCCAATATTGTGTATCTTCAGAATGCTTTTACAGGGCAGGTGTTTAGGCACCCACCCAGAAACATTGCTGAGGCACAATTGTATACAGGGGTCGAATCCTGGCATGCAAAGGAGGGTTCTTATATGGTCGGAACATTTAACGACTTTGATAACGAACCTAAGATGGTAAGCTATGAGCAGCCTATCATTATTAACTCTCAGGATGTTGAGGACCATACTTACAGTATCTTGGACACATTACCTGTGCCTAATGAGACTGCTGTGTGGGTTCCCGACGCCATTCAGAGTTTATCTGTTCCTGGACAATTTGGATTGCCAGGTATGAAGGTGTACCCTATCAATGAGATGGGGATGATATTTGTGGGTCTCACTAAAGAGACCACTCTTACCATGAAGCTAACATATTATTATGAAAGCTTCCCTTCACTTGCTCAAACTGATATACTTACGTTGGCTAAACCGTCAACTAGGTATGATCCTCTTGTTCTCAAGCTTTTGGCTGAGACCATGCGTACACTTCCTGTGGCAGTAATGTCAAAGGAAAATGCGGAGGGGGATTGGTGGGATCGCGTGTTAGAAGCGGTCCAAATTATTGCCCCTGGTGTCATGGCTATGATACCAGGAGGGGAAGTTCTTGCACCTGGGGTGCTCAGTGCAATTACATCTCTTCGCTCATTTCGCAATAGTGAGTCATAGTCTGTGTAGACGTTAAAAGGCTTTTGTGGTTTAAGGAATTGAAAAATATTCCGGAACCTCATTTCCCTATCCAAGTGATAGTATAAAAGAAACCAAAAAAAAAAAAAAAAA